TTACGGACATAAATTAAAGGATGTTCAAAGGGTTCAAATGTATTGTTGGATTGCTGCTTTTATTGTTACCTGTCTTTTGTATTACTTTCACCTTGTATGACGCTCTATTGGTTCGTGGTGTTCCTAATAGAACTTGGTTTATGGAGTCAAATTGCATTTTTACATTGGGAAATCAAGCAATTACAGCAGACAAAAAAGCCAATTCGATTTAAAATTACTAGGACTATTACTGAAGAACGAACCAAAAAGGATATTGTGCGTGGATGATCAAGTGTTTAAATGGTGGACTATCTTCGCATTAGTTTGTATGATGATAATTATTCTTTTAAAGGATTGATATGGATTGGTTAGCTCAAATTGCACCTGGCATTGCTACTGCTCTAGGTGGACCACTAGCAGGTCTTGCTGTTACTGCTGTATCAAAAGCACTTGGTATTGATGAAAAAGATGTGCAGTCTACAATTGAATCAGGCAAACTTACTTCAGATCAACTGACATCTATAAAGCAAGCTGAATTAGAATTGCAAAAACAAGCTAATGAACTGGGTTTAGACTTTGAAAAACTTGCGGTAGATGATCGTAAATCTGCAAGAGATATGCAAACAGCAACGCATTCATGGATTCCACCCTTACTTTCTATTTTAATTACAGCTGGATTTTTTGGGATTTTATTTGCTTTGATGATGGGATATGCTACAAAGTCTGATGAATTAATGATTATGTTAGGTTCATTATCAACTGCTTGGGTTGGTATCGTCTCTTTTTATTTTGGTTCATCTGCTGGTAGTCAAAAGAAAGATGAACTATTACATCAAAGTACACCGACATGAAAGAGAATTACGATGCATCATTGGCTCAAGTATTAAAGAGCGAAGGACTTTGGAGTGACAACCCTGCCGACCCTGGAGGAGCCACTATGAAAGGAATTACCCTTGAGGTATACCGTGCGTGGAAACGAAATCCATATATTACAAAAGAAGAATTAAAGGCTATTTCAGATGCTGATGTGCATGATCTTTACAAACAAAAATATTGGGATGTATGTCATTGTGACGATCTTCCAGCTGGCATTGATTATGCAGTCTTTGACGCTTCAGTTAATATGGGTGTTGGTCGAGCTGCTAAATTAATTCAAGAAGCTACTAATTGCGCGCCAGATGGAATTATCGGACAGGGAACTTTAAATGCAATTAAGATGCAGGATAGTAAATCGATTCTTGATAAGTTTGCTACCCTAAAAGAAAACTTTTATAGATCACTAAGTACTTTTCCTACTTTTGGTAATGGGTGGTTAAATAGAGTTGCATCAGTTAAAACAATTTCAGAAGAGATGTTAGGGTAATACCTATGCCGTTACGTAAATTAACTTTAAAGCCAGGTCTATATCGAGAAGGTACTGATTATTCTAATTCAGGTGGTTGGTACGACGGGGATAAAGTTCGTTTTCGTTCTGGCCTTCCTGAAAAAATTGGCGGCTGGACCCAAGTAAGTGCAAATACATTTAATGGTATTGCCCGTTCAATCTGGGTATGGTCAAGCGCCACTACAGGTATCAGTAACAATTATATTGGCGTTGGAACAAGTACTAACTATTATATTTATTATGGTGGTATTTATAATGACATTACCCCCATTGTTCAAACAGATACTTCTGTTACTTTAACAACTAACGGTACATTTACTGTAACCCTTACCGATGCTTCTTATAGCCCAAACGTGGGCGACTATATTAATTTTAGTACTCCGTACACAGTAGGCGGGTATACGTTTATTGGAAATTATTTAGTACTTTCAACACCTACTTCTACAACATATACGATTTCAGCACTAACTGCTCCATCTACGGCAAGTGGCACGGTAACTGTTAATTATTTATACCCTAGTGGATCAAGTACTTATACAACTGGTACTGGTTGGGGTGCGGGGCCTTGGGGCGGGACAACGGGTTTTTCTACATTTAGTTTAACTAATCCTTTTACAACAACAGCGAGTAGTTATGTTGTTTCAGTTACACAAACAGCGCACGGATTAACTACTGGTAATTCTGTATCTTTCTTAAGTGTTGCTTCCGCAGTAGGCGGGATACCTAAAGGAGTATTACAACAATCTTACGCGGTTACGGTTACTGGGGCGAATACTTACACAATTAATGTATCAGCTGCTTATTCTGGTTCAGTTACATCCGCAACTGGGGGTGGGGCTGTTACTGTATTTATACCTGCTACATCATCAACGTCAACTCCAGCAGCTACAGGTTGGGGTAGTGCGGCAGCTTCAGGAAATGCGTCGTCTGGTACACAATTACGTTTATGGAGCCAAGATAACTTTGGAGCTGATCTTGTTTTTGCTCCTCGCGGTGGACCTATTTATTACTGGCAAAACGCACAAGGCTTAAATGTTCGAGCACAGTCTTTGCAAAGTCTTGCAAATTCAACAACGCTTTTAACCGATGCAACTACATTTAGTTCTGGATCCACCAGTATTACGGTAACTTCAGCTAATGCCCCTTACGTCTACCCCTACATGTACATTAGTGGTACCGGCATCCCAGTAGGTACTTATATAACTGCAATAAATAATGTTACAGGTGTTGGCACAATTAGTAATACGACAACAGCTAGTTCTAGCGGCAGTTACACAGTAACTTATGCAGGTGCATTTATACCTAACTCAACTTATCAAGTTTTAGCTTCTGACGTTCAAGAATTTATTATTTGTTTTGGGGCTAATCCATATAGCCCAGGCGCTCCAACAACATCATTTAACCCTTTACTTGTACGTTGGTCAGATCAAGGTAATCCTTATCAATGGATACCAGAAATTACAAATCAGTCTGGTGAATATGCGCTCGGCAATGGTTCATATATTGTAGGTGCTCGTTCAACCCGTCAAGAGATTTTAGTTTGGACTGACTCAGCAATTTATTCTATGCAGTATATTGGTACACCATATGTTTGGGGATTTCAGCTTTTGATGGATAACATATCCATTATGGGCCCCAACTCAATGATTACAGTAAATAATACAACTTACTGGATGGGGCGTGATCGATTTTACATGTATAACGGTACGGTACAAACTTTGCCTTGTACGTTAAAACAATATATTTACGCTGACATTAACCAGAACCAAAACTTCCAAGTATTTTGCGGAACTAACGAAGGGTTTAATGAAATCTGGTGGTTTTATGTTTCTATTGATGGAAACAATGGGTCTAATACGCAACCGAATACAATCATCGATAAATACGTCATATACAACTACTTAGATAACAATTGGTCTTACGGGACAATGGCTAGGTCTGCCTGGTTCCAAACTGGCATTAATCAATTCCCAATTGCAGCTGATTACAATAGCCGACTGCTGTACCACGAAAATGGCTGTGACGATGTATCAACTGGTACTCCTCAACCAATTACATCGTATATTCAATCTTCTGATTTTGAAGTTAGTCCAGATGATGCGGGGCAACATTTTGGGTTTGTATGGCGTATGTTCCCTGACGTTAACTTTAACGGCTCTACTTCTAATGCGCCATCAGTTACTATTCAAATTTTACCTAGAAACAGTTCAGGTTCTGCTTATGGATCCGCAGCTAATCCGACTGTAACGAGCGCGCAGAATTATACACAAATACCTGAATATACAATCCAACAATTTACTGGTGAAGTATTTACAAGACTTCGTGGTAGGCAAATGGCATTTATAATAAAGTCAACGGGGCAAAATGGCGTGGCTTGGCAGTTGGGAACGCCTCGTTTTGATACTAGACCTGATGGGCGTAGATAATGGCTAACGTCGATATCCAGAATTACAATGGCACCCCACTAGCCCCAACGCCGCCTAATTTACCTAATGCTCCTACAACATATGACCAGGCTACTGAAAGTAGAATATTAAACGTATTAAGACTTTACTTTAACCAATTGAATAACTATATTCAAGCGCTTGGGACACCAAAATACGGTTTAAAAAGCCAACGACCCCTAACAAACCAACAAATTGGACAGTTTTACTTTGATACAACTTTAGGGTATCCTGTATGGTGGAACGGTAGTAAATGGGTCAACTATAATGGAACGGCAGTCTAAATGTTATCATTAATTGAACAGAAAAAGTTAGAAGCATTGCTACCTGAGCTTAGAGCTTTACCGCAAGCGGATTGTAAAGAAAAACATTATTTTGCGCCGGGTTTATATGTAAAAGAAGTAACAATGCCAACCGGTTCGCTAGTTATTGGTAAACCCCATAAAACAGAACATTTATGCGTCATGCTTCAAGGGCGTATGAGAGTAAAAAACGAAGCTGGTGAAGTTGTAGAGTTAATTGCTCCAACTACGTTTGTTGGTAAACCAGGCCGAAAAATAGCTTATATTTTAGAGACTGTTGTGTTTCAGAATATATTTGCTACAGAGGAAACTGATATAAAAAAATTAGAACTTATGTTTATAGATACTTTAGCATTGGAAGGAAAATAATATGGCATTCGTTGACGTTATTGCCGCTACTGACGCTGCTGGCTCAGAACTTTTAGGAGCTGGTCTTTTAGATGCGGGTACTGCCGCTACTTTTGGTGCTACTGATCTTGCGGCACTGGGTGCTACTGGTCTTGGCACACTCGGCTCTTCAGTTTTAGGTGGGGCTGAAGCTTTTGGTTCTGGGGCTGGAGCAGTTGCTGGTGATACTGCGGCGGCTAACGGAATAGCTTCTCAAATCCCTGGGGCAGTTGGCGCGGGTCCGGCTCCTACTGCATTTGCTCCTACATCGATGGCTAATATGCCACTATCAACAGATGTTGCTACAAACCCTTTGTTTACAAATACTGCGGGGGCTAATGCCGTTAATGGTACAGATATAGCTAGTGCGG